ATGTTACGTTCGTCACATGTGCGTCGGTGTTTAAAATCTATAGGAAAACCGCTGGATAAAATCACCCGCCAAGATGTTATGAAATGGATATCTACCCAAGAATGGGGGAGGGCGGCGAGGGCTTCGGCACGGGCGTCGCTGCGTACGTTCTGGGCGTGGGCGGTGGCCACGGGTGCCACAGTAAGCAATCCAATGGCGGGTGTGCCGCCCGTGAGGCAACTTCCGGGTGTGCCAAAACCTATACCGGATGCGGTGGTAGTGGTGGCGCTTTCCCAAGCACCGCCTGAGATAGCCCTTGCTATTGAGGTCATGGCTGTATGTGGTCTACGAAGGGCGGAATGCGCATGCCTGAGGGCGTGTGATATAGAGCCTGTGGGTCAGGGCTGGATGCTGCGAGTGGTTGGGAAAGGCGGGCGGACACGTATGGTGCCGTGCCCACCACTGTTGGCGCGGAAGCTGAAGGCGCGGGGTGGGTGGGTGTTTCCGGGTGCGCAGCAGGGTCATATTTCGCCTGGGTGGTTGGGTAAGTTGATTAGCCGGTATCTACCGCCTGGGTGGACGCCCCACGCCTTGCGGCATCGCTACGCCAGTGTCGCTTACGCGACAGGCCATGATATCCGTGCTGTCCAACACCTTTTAGGCCACGCATCAGTAGCCACCACACAAATGTATATAGCATTGGATGATTCAGCGGTGAGGGAGGCGGCTTCTGGTGCGTGGAATCTAGCTAGCTAGCCAAACAACTGTCCCAACATAGTAGGTGTCGGCAGACAGGGGGGTTTTAGGATTACGTTTGATGTAACCATCGGGGTCAATAATAAAAGCCGTTGCCGTAGGTTCTAACAGGTCAGTTATGCCGGTAAGCATGAAAGGCACAGCGTAACGAGGCCGGTAGCCATAAAGAATCCTGTCACGGAAGACCTCGGGGGCGGTTGTGAACTGTGGCGTTTTAAACTCCACAGTGAGCGTGCCCGTTTTTCCTATCATATATTGGCTGGCGGTGGCGTTTTTGAGGCTTTTATCCAGCGAAAACCCAGCTATAGAGGGGGCGCGAGTGGCGGTGAGTTTTTCGGCGTTAGCGCGCTGAATCGTTGGAAAATCTTTGATGGCGTCGCTTCCGTCGGCGTTGAGGTACCAAACACCGACGTCATCTTTTGTGGCCATGAGTTAGTTTCCTTTCCAGGTGTGTTTTTGGGCGGCCCACGTGCCGACCTGGGCGGTCCAAACGGTGGTGTCGGTTTTTCCCCAAAGGCACGTTAGATCGTGTTCTACGTGGTCGTGGTAGATGCTGAGGGTACCACCAATAGGGATGTAGTCTTGAACGGCACCGATAGTGTTTTTCAGGGCGGCGGCATATCTATCCCCCGTGATTTGTAGGCGCCTGTTCGGGTTTTCCCAGGTGGCCCAGAGGGCGTCAGTTGTGATTAGGCGGGGTGTGACGCTGCTGTCGAGAGTGAAACGGCGGGGGCTTGTGAGCTGGGCTTTCACTAATTCAATGTGTGGCCTAGCACGGTTTAGGGTAGAGCCGTTTTCAATCGTGGGACAATATTTATTGGTGATAGTGGTCACATAGCCGCGGTCCCACTGGTCGAAGGTGTTGCGGATAACGGCATCGCCGGATGAGGCTTTGTCAGTGCCGAATATGCCGCCTTCTTGGTAGATGATCGTGGTAGGCCACCCGGGGGCATCGAAAGATACCTCACCGCCCGAGTCGATGACTTCAGCGGCGGATAAGTTGGTGGCCACCGCGGGGCGGCCCAGGTCGTAGGTGCTGGGCGCTATCGTTTCCCAATTGGGCGACCACACTGGGAAAGCGCCTGGGCGGCAGACCAGGGATTCAACGATCTGGCGTGTGGTAAGAAACGAATTACCAGGTTCGCGGAGGTCGATTTCGTATCCATCAAGTACTTCTAATTGTGGGATTGCTTCAAGGGCACGGCGGCGGCGGGCGCCATAGCTGGTAAGCGATTTCGCCCCACCCTGTTCGCTATTAAGCACATTTGACCAGGTGGGGGCCTCCGTGGCGGTGATAGTGATAAGCCACGGCGGCTTACCGGGGATATCAATGGGTTGAATGCTGATACGGTCGATGCGCCCTTGGAATAGGGGCTGGTGGGGGCGATGGTCAAACTTGACACTCACAGCGATTTGGGCACCAACCCAAGTGCCAGAAACCCCTTCCATGATCTGCGGAATCGCCAAGTATTGCACCTGTAGACGACGGTTTGCCGGTTCGGTGAACAGGCTTTCTCGCCCCCAGGTGATGCGGATTTCTTCGAGGGTCAAAAAGTTGTCGAAGGTAAATAGAAGGTAGCCTGGTGCTTTGACGGTGGTTTTTATCATTTCCGATATGGTCATGGTTACCACCGTTGGCGTTCTTGGTAGTCGCGTAGCAACTTTTCTAAATACCGACCAGTGCTTATAGGATCTACCGCATCATTGACTGTAATGTAATAGTTGTTGGTTATTACTGGTTGTACGGTGGCACTAAGCCGTCCAAAGGCGCTCACCTGGGCGAACGGCGACCTGAGCTGTGCGGTGATACCAGGTGTCGGCGTGCCAAACAGCTTGGCGGCGGCTGGCGGTACACCCTTCAACGTGGGCGGTGGCGCCGACGCCGTCAGCATGCTAATCGGGTTCACCTTGTCGCCAAACGACGTTACCCAGTCCCAGGCTTCTTTGATCTTGTCGATCACCCACTGAATGCCTTTGCCCACGCTCTTAAACCCGTCGACGCAGAAGCGCACAGCCTTGTCTACGCCATTTCTGAACCAATCGACCTTTTCGTAGGCGAGAACGAAGCCGGCTGTGAGGGCACCAACGGCGGTAACGACCAGGCCTATGGGGTTGGCTTTCATGGCAAGGTTAAGGAGGATTTGGGCGGCTTGCCATGCTTTGACGGCGCCGATAATGCCGTGGGCGGCGCCCGTGAGGGAGATAATGGCCACGGCGGCGGCTTGGAAAAGGCGGGGGTGTTCGCCTATCCATTGGGCTAGCCCAGCGAAGCGCTGGGCGGCATCAGAAACCACGGGGAGTAGAGCTTCACCCAGCGTGGCCTTGGCGTTTTCCCAGGCGGCTTTGGCGCGTTCTTGTTGCCCAGCGGCGGTGTCGGCTTCGCGGGCGAAAGCGCCCGTGGCGTCGGCGGATTGCTGGGTGAGCAGGTTCATAATTGCCTGAGTACGGGCGGTTTTAGCGGCTTCCCCTTCCAGCTTGTCCAACCCCATTGCCGCCAACTCGGCCTTGATATTGGCTTCCTTAATGGAAATGCCGTAGCGTTCGATGGGGTCAGTCTCACCTTTGAGCAGGGACGATAGCGCGTTCACTGCGTCGCTGGTGGTGCCGCCGAACGTTGCGGCAAGGTCAGCACCCTTCTTAATCAGCCCGTCAGTGGTGCCGATAAGCTCGGTTTGGCTGACACCCATGTTCTTGAGCTGCGCCCCCATGATCGACGCCAACTCTTGATAGCTGTTTTTCGACAACCCCACTGCCTGGTGCGCTTTGTCGGCTAGGGCCTTGATCTGGTCGCCTTGCCCCTTGAAAATCGCTTCTACGGCGCCCGTGGACTGCTGTAACGCCGACGCCGAGTCGAATGCTTGCTTGCCCATGGCCACCACCCCAGCACTGGCCACGGAGAGCCCCGCGGCGGCTTTCTGGGCGCCTGCTTCCAATTTGCCGAGTTTGCCGTGGGTTTCGTCTAGCTCTTGGGAGGCGTTCTTAGCGTCGGCGAGGATTTTAATGGACAGGAAGGCGGTTTTACTCATGGTTATGGGCTTTTTCTAGAATGTCAATAGCGGTGGCGATATAGGTGTCGTCCTTATCGAAAAAGTGGTCAGGGTCGGTGCCCCAGGCCTTGGCCAGGCACATGAGCTGATAGGCGGTACTGGCGGGATCAAAAGGGGGCGGGCGCTGTGTCCTCGGTGTCCTCGGTGTCGGAGTCGACGTCCTCGACGGTTTCCAACCAGGTCTCAAAGTCCTGGTCGGTTTTGTGTTCGCGTTTGAGGGCGGCCCAGGTGCAGAAATGTAGTGCTAGGAAGGGGGCGGCGGTGGCCTGGGGCCACCCCATACGGTTACTGTGAATGTCGTAGCGCACGCGGTCGGCGCTGATGATATTGGTGGTTTGGGTGGTGGGATCGTTGCCGTCGATATACGTCACGGTGATGTTAGTCATTAGTGTCTCGATGTTCCTTCTATCTGGTCCAGTATTTTATTGACGTGGCGTTCATATAAACGCAACCATGCGGGTTCGGTTTCCTGGGCGGCGTGGCTGACGAACGGATTAGCTTTGATACTGCGCTTTGGCCACCCCCAGTGGATGGGGGCGGAATACGGCACGGGCTTGGCGCCTAGGCGGATTCGGGCGCGGGTTTGGGTGGCAAACACCCGTATTGTGTCGCGTAGGTGCGTGCGCTTGTTTAGGGTACTGACTGGGGCTTTACCGCGGGCGGCACGGGCGACAATCTCACCCGCGGCCTTGTTGACTTCCCTCATTTGCTTGAGGTCTGCCCCGGCTTTACGGAGGCTGCGCCTGAGCTCTTTAGCCCCGTGGATTTCTACCGCGGCACCCCCGCTAGCCATTACGGCTCCATGCCGTTCACCTTGGTGGCTGGGGTGAACGTAGGCTTGGAAACGAACTCCAAGGTCAGCTTAGTAGTGTCGCCTTCACCAGCGTCACCGCCGACGTCGGGCGGATCGAGGCGGACTGTGCCCTCGAATTTTGCCCCATCGACCTTGTTGGGTACGAATGTAATTTTTGCGGTCTCGCCCTGGTGGGCGTACAGGTAGCCGACGGCACCCTTGAGGGTGAGGTTCTGAATAACGGTAGCAGTCAACTTGTAGGAGTAAACAGGTTGAGACTGACCAACGCCACCATCGAGGAAATTCAGGGTCTTACCAGCCTTAACACTGGAGTTTAGAATGCAGTTGGTAACCTGTGGGGCGATATCGAGGCCGGACGCGGTTTCACCGATGACGAGGGTGCCGGGGCCGGTAACGCCAATCTTGTTCTGTATGGCCATGGGATTCCTTAGTTTCGTGGCGATTGAATAGTGAGTTTCATAGCAGGACACACGGCGCCACTAGGCATAGTGACGTTGGTGGCAAGGTCGGTGTCGGTGACCATGCCCCCTACCACACTGAGGGCACGCTGGAGGAGGTCGTCGAGGCGGTCGACGACGACGGCGATATCGGCCTCGGAGGTGATGAGGTAGATATCAAAGCTGATCTTCAACGTGCCGTCGAGGTACTGGCCTTCGATCGACCTAGGGCTGACCCACGCACAGTCAGGATTGAGGTATTGGGGGTCGTAGTCGGCTTCGACACCCGCGGCGGTAAGCCGGTCACAAAGATGTTCTAGCTGGTCTTTTATCATGCTCACGGGAGTGTCCTATCCGACGCTTGGCGGGGCATAGCTACCGATACCCAATAGCTGGGCGATATCGGGATCGTAGCGGGCGACGTAGATGGTGCCGATGTCTCCCAACGTTTCGACGCCTGTGCTGGACTGTCGGCGGCGCCACAACCGTGCTGCTAGCATTTCGGCGCCTAGCTTGACGGCGGCACTGTCATGCTGGGCGGGTGGGACCCAGGCGGCGACCAGGGCATGCACAGCATCGCAAATGGCCTTGAACCGGTCCTTGTCGGAGTCGGCGAGGCCTAGCTGTTTCGCTACGGCGTCCTGGTCAATAATGCTTAGCATTGGTTATGCCTTGAACTTCACATAGCCGAGGGCGTCGGGGCGGGCGACCACGACAGCGCGGTAGCCGAAAACACCGTCGTCGACTTGGCCCTTGGCGATGTCCAACGCTTCGGCACGGATAGGGGAACCGGGGAGTTCGCCATGGATAATGCCGGGGGTTGGCCACGCGAAAATCTTGCCCTTGGCCACCTGGTCGGTGGGGATGATAATATCCGGGTCAATCTTCAGGGTTTCCATCAACGCGGGGAGCTCTAGCTGCTTGATCTTGGAAAGGGCTAGCCAATCCTCATCGTTGACGGCGATAGCGTCGGCATAGACACGGGCAGCCTTGTACACAGCGTGGTTGGCGTAGGGGATAGCTTCTAGCAGGCCTAGGCCCTGGGCGGTCAGGTCTTTCTCGGTGGCCTGGGCGATAGCGTCGGCTAAGGCCTTGTTGTCGGATTTGACGGCGTAGTCCTCGGCCATGCCCAGGAAGTACTGTTCTATCAGGTTCACTTTCTTGAAATGCACCCACTCGACGGGCAACTTGTTGGCGCCTGCTAGGCGGGTGGCTTGTACCTCGACAACCTCGAAACTGGCTTCGTTGCTGGGCACATCGGTGCCGCTACCATTCCACTCGTCGACGGTAGGACGAGTTTTCCAGCGGTTAGCCTCCAGCTTCAACCCGGTCAGGTCTTGGTGGGTCATCTTGTCCACGAACAGGCGCTTGTACGGTTGTCCGTCCCATAGCTGGTCGATCCACTGCGGAGAGGTCAACAAGGGAGACTCTGCGACTTTCATCTGCTTCAGTGCAGCGGTGAGTAGCGTTTGGTCGGCGGTGGGGTCATCGAGACGGCACAGGGCGTCGTAGATAGCACCCGCGGTCAGCGGGGTGGTGCGTGGGGTGGCGGTGACGGTCGGCGGCATGGTGAGGCGTCCCGCCTTGCCACCAGCGGCGGCGTTGCCCTGGTGGGAGGCGGTGACCTGGGTGATACGGGAGGCAGAGAAAGCCGGAACGGCTACAATGGCCACGGCGGTGAGTTGCCCCGCGGTGAGCAGGTCGCCACTGATTTCTTGACCGATAATCTCCATGCTGAGGGCGTCACGGACGCCTTCCTTGATGTCTTTCAGGGCGGTATCGCCGTCGGGGGTGTCAGCGATGTGGAAGGATGCGACCAAGCCTTGGTCGGTGTCTTCCACCTTGGTGGCGTAGCCCACGGGAGTTCCACCAGCGTCGGAGTGGTCACGGAAGAGTTTTAGGTGTTTGGTGTCGGCGGGGACTTGGATACTGCCCCGCTGGGCGGTAATCAGGCCCACGGAGGTGTAACCCGGGGTACCCCACGGGACGATCACACCGGATACGGTGCGGGACGGGGTGTCGGCGTCGGCGTTGTGGGCGGCGGTGAGAGTGGTTTGCGGGTTGAAAATCAACGGTTCAGCGTTGTTACTGGCTGTCAGAAGCGGAAGCGTCATTGGGGTATTCCTTGAGGTGTTTAGGCGGGTGGTTGTCGGTGCTGGTGGTGGCGGGTTTTTCTGGCGGTGCCGGAGAGAGAACAGGAAGGTATTTATCCAACCAGGCGACCACACTGGCGTTGGCGAGTACGCGGGTGACGGCGGCGGTAACGGCTAGGGTTGTGGCCACCCAAGGGATCGTTTCTATTCCCAGCTCATGGGCTACCACGGGCAGAAGCGGGAGAATGCCGACGGTAGCGGCAATAGTGGTTCGAGCGGTGGCGCGCCATGGGTACTTCACTTGCGTAGAATTCATTTGCCTAGTTCTTTTTCGAGCATGGCCATGATGGTGGCCATGCCGACGATAATGCCCAGAATGTGGGCGGCAAGGGCGATAAGTATAGCGATGAGCATTACTTGGCCTGGGCTTTGAGGTCGGCGAAACCATCAATGCCCAGCTTGGCGCCGATAGCGGCTAAAGCATCGACAACGGTTCGACCACCCAGCTGTGGCCAACCAGGATAGGAACCAAGCCCCGGTGCCCCAGTGAGCTGGGCTTTCACGTCGCGGAGGTACAAATCATCATCGTTCATGGGGTTTCCTTTCGGGGCAGAAGGGGCGTCGTCGGCGGGGGAGGCACCGAGGGAGCCGTTATTGAGCTTTTCAGCAAACTGGTGGACACGAGGATCGCTGGGCGGCAATCCGATTTGGTAGTGCATCTCATCTGGATAGTCCCAGTCGGCGCCCCAGAAGATGACGCCCTCGAACTTTGCTAGCAGGGTCCTGACCTTGGCTTTTGTGGCGGGTGGCATGGTGCGCTGACCCCACGGGTATTTGGGGGCGCCGATATCGACAGCGGTGCCACTCATGTGGTTGCTGTTCCAGACGTCGTTGTCGGCGGACCAGCCCCACACCTGGGAGGTGATGGGCTCTACCAGGCGGTTGTAGAGGATCAGCCAGGCGTTGAGGATGGTGGCTACGTCACCAGCACGTAGCGGCACCGCCCTAGCGGCTGGTACTACTATCTCGCTGACACACGAGGCACTACTGCACATTGGCCACCCGTTTTCGGAAGGCACGCCGATTTGGGCTTGGTATCGCATTATTCTTGGGCTTTCTGTTCTGTGGGGAGCTGGGCAGGAGCGGGCATGGGGGCGCTGGTGTTGTCGTCTTGGACGTTAAGCTTGGACAGGAATTCCACCATCTCGCTAGCGTCAACGCCGATGCTGGTGCCCCGCGGTACTATGTCGTCCATGCCCATTCGGGCGGTTACGCAGGCCAGAAGGGGAAGGACGCCGAAGGCCAAGAGCTCGGCCATGCGTAGCCCAGCGTTGGAGTAGTTGATGCTGCTTCCTTGAATGGATGCGTCGATCATCGAGGCGGGTATGCCGCAGAGGCGTGCTAGGTCAATGGCGTTGGCGTTGCGCCCTTCGATAAGGAGGTGTTCAGCGAAGGAACCGTGTTCTTTGATTTCGGTGTTTTTCGAGGTGAACGCGACTCCACCGTTCTTTCCCTTTCGGGCGGCTACCCACCCCGCCGTAAGCGATTGTTTTTCGTCTTGGCTAAGCGGTCGGTCGCCTGTGTAGTGGATTTCGAGGGTGGCGGCTGGGGTGTTGGTGGCGGTGGTGACGGCACGGGCTAAGGCGTTGGCTTCGGGCATGGCGTTGGTGCCGTGCCATAAAATGCCTTGGTGGATACCAGGGATAAGCACGTAGTCGTCGGCACTGGCGGGGCGGTCGCCGACGGTGATGGTGTCGTCGGCGCTGATTGCCCAGGCCTCACGGATTACCCGGTCTGCGGTGAGGACGTGCCCATCAAAATCGCGGGTGACACGCCATAGTGAAGCGCCGTAAAACAGCAGGTCGTCGATGGTCCATAGCATGCGGTGATACGGCGGGAGGAGCCCGTCGGTGCGGTTGATCCACTGGGGCTGTGGGTTGACCGGGTTGCCGTCTTTTTGGGCGATGAGAATGGCGCGGGCGGCGGTGGTGCACAGCAGGTTTCGGGCGCGGCAGATAGCGGGTATGGCCATGGCCTGCTCACGGGAGATATCGCTGCTGAGGGCTGCTAGGGCGGTGGAATCTACCTCGGTCAGGACGCCAGTGGTGAACGGCGAACTAACGTCGTTGACCATGGCCTTGAGTGCTTTCCAGCGGGCGAATATCCCCATGGCCATAAACATAAACAGCGCCGTATCGTCGGCGCTGCATTCACGATCTGACCAGGGGCTACGGTATGAAAATCTCGGGTGGTTGATCCTCGATATGGCTATCCAAACCGTGCAGGGCCAAGGTGGCGGCTTCAAGGGCGGCTATCGACCCATGAGCCCGTTTCCTGTCCCACACCCAGGAGTCGCCGAGGTCGCGGGGAACAGCCACTTCAGCAGCGGCATCGAACGCCTGGTCAGGCCAGAACTTGACCTCGGGCACGGGTGAGGTCAGGCGATTATACAGGTTGCCGCATGCCGCGGAGAGTTCGCGGGTACGGATTTTAGTTACGGGGAAGTCGGCTTTTTTCATGGCTTCGTTGAGAACGTCACTGGCGCCTACGGCATCGTAGACAGCAACCCCGCCGTGGCGGATAATCAGGTCGCTGAGCCGGGGAATGACCCAGCGGTAACCAGGGCGAGTGTCGACGACCTCGAACGTCGGCGTCGTGCCGACGAGGCCACCCGCTAC